AATACAAATGCATCTGGGTTATCATCAAACATGACACTATAGTCATCATTGGTGATTCTCCAGTTCTTCATCAAATGACCAAACTTAGGTAGTTTTGCAATCAGTCTATGATTGAACAAATCCTTAACTGCATCCTTACTGAATGAACCTGTTGATTCCCCTAGTCCAGAGAAAGAACATCTATTCATTATATAGAATCTCCACGCAATCTCGAACTCATTCTCTGGGTTCTTTAGACCTTCTCGCATGACATGATAATAGTCTAGATGTGCTTGAAGAGGGTCAGAGGACTCCGATAGTTCAGTTTTGACACTGTGTAGTTTATCTGCAAGTTTCTGACCCTCCTTCTGTACAGTCAACCAAAAACAGTACAAATTGTAGTACTTGTCGTTGACCCATACAGGCACATTAGGATGTTTCTTGGTGAATGCGAACGCACACGAACCACCCCCAAGGAAGGGTTCACGGTACTCTTTAATAGAGTCCATAGGCATATTCTCGTCACTGAATAAAAAGTCAGTTGCACGAGTCTTTCCGCCTGGATATCTTAGTGGTGATTTTAAATCTCTCATGTTGTATATAGTACACTAGTACGCAACAAAAGTCAAGGTAAAAATAAATTAAAATAAAGCTTGACAAACCTTGCTGTTGTTGTTATAATAAGTGTATAAAATGAAAAAAGGAAAGGAAATTATGACTGCATTTACTAAAGAAGACTTCACTTGGGACGGTATGTACTTAATGTACCGTGGTAAACACACTGAGAGTGTGAATATGGAGGTCGCAAGTCCTAACTGTCACCCATCTTGGCATGGTTTACCAAAACCTGAGTTCATTGCAAGGTTCAAGTATGGTTACAAACCTTGGAAGGCATGGGTCAACTTCCTAGTGAAAAACGTGACTGTTGAGAAGTATCTTGAACTGTCTGACCATCAAAACAAGTTTCACAGTGAGAAGTACGGTTACGAAGTTTCTGGTTCTCCAGTGTTTGCAATGGAATCACTTGGTTACAAGGGTAAGAAATAATGAACGAATACTGGAAAGAAATTACGGATTGGGGAGACTTGGGATATAGAGTTCCAAGTCATACCTATATTGTAAACAAGTACACTCAACTGGTGGGATACATCAAAGAGGGTACTACTGAAGAGATTATCTTCAAATCACCCATGAAACAGTTCTCTAAGAGTAGGAGAAAGTTCAAAAAATTATGAGAAAACACTTGACAAAGTGTGTTCTTGTTGTTATAATAAGTATATAATCAAGAAAGGAGAGATTATGATAAACCTAAAAAACTATGAATGTCCCGACTACGAGAGTGGTCTTTATAAGGGAATACCTATGGAATACAGGAATAACCCTGTAATTCAAGAAATAATGAAAACAAGATTGTTCACTGTGAGATACAGAGGAACAAGTAAGGATGGTTACGATAGACCACAAGACTTCTGTCACAAGGACTATGCGGATACATTCTCAATATACCCGTACAGTAACTACGATGAGTATCAAACTAAGGACGATTACCTTGGTCTTGAGAAACCTAAGTACGACCCTTATCTAAGAAACTATGAAGACCTTAGAGATTTCAGAGTGATGCACATGAAATTGACATGTGAGGTTGCGGATGCAATCGTAAGAGAAATGACTGAGGGTGTTGCATGAGTCACGATACAATGATGAAGTGGTCTCTCTTAGGACTAGTAATATCGAGTCTTTCCCTGTACTGTTCCAATGCGAATGGTTCTGAGGTAGAGAATTACTATGGAAAAGAGACCTATTGTCTCGCAAAGAACATCTACTTTGAATCGGGTAATCAACCTCTTGCGGGTAAGATTGCAGTTGCACAAGTAGTGTTGAATCGTATGGAACACAAATCATATCCCAAAGATGTGTGTGGTGTAGTATACGATGCAAAGTGGAGGACTGATTGGAGAGGTAAAGAAGTTCCAGTTAGAAACATGTGTCAGTTTAGTTGGTTCTGTGACGGTAAGTCAGATGAACCTTTGGACACAAAGACGTGGGAGTTATCCCTAGAAGTTGCATATGATGTTCTATGGAGACACTATCCAGACATCACTGAAGGTGCAACACATTACCACACACTCTATGTTGACCCATACTGGTCATCTAGTTTAAACGAAACTGTGACAATCACAGACCACATTTTTTATAAATAAGGAATATATTATGTATGAAGTAAGATTAGCAAATCAAGGTTTGCAATGTATGAAATGGTATGCATTCGATACCGCAAAAGAAGCAGTTAAGTTTGTTCTAAAAGAACTACACTGTGTTGGATTCACTGTAGACGGTAAAACGTATGAAGAAAAGTTCGAAGAAATCGTCTGGATTGGAAAAGGAAGAATCAATGAAGTATGATTATCACAGATTAATCAACAATGCATTTGAGGCACAGGGAAGAAGTGCCACTGAGTGGGGTAAAACCTACTGGAAAGGTGTGATTGTTGCGTTAACAAAAAAGTTACATGAATCAGAAACCGTCCATTAAACTCTTATAAATAGTAGTATAGACTATTAAGAGGACATTATGGCAGTCACATCAAAGGTTCAACTCACAGACGAGGAACTGACATCAAATTTAAATTACCTACAACCTACTGGGTTTAAGGTAATTATTGACAGGACTAGGTATCCAAACTTGGAATACTTTGTTCAGTCGGTGTCACATCCTGGCGCTTCATTAACTCCAATCGAATTACCTGTTCGTAGAATTACATCTGTACCTTTAGCGGGTGACAAGATGACATTCTCTGAGGTTGGATTCGATATTATTGTAGACGAAAACATGACATCTTATAAAGAGATGTATGATTGGATGACTCGTATAGTAAATGAAGGACAAGTATCTGCGGGTGAGAGGGACACAAAGAAACCTACCTATGCGGATATAACCTTATCTGTATTGTCTAGTCACAATAACACTGTACAAAAGATTAGATATCTTGATTGTGTTCCTACTAGTTTAGGTGCAATTGAGTTTCAATCTACTTCGGGTGACACTACATTTGTTACCTTCAATGCGTCATTCAGGTTCTCCCAATTTGAAATTGTTTGACATTTAACTTTTATTATGGTATAATTACATTATGATAGCACTAGAACAAATACTTGCAGAATGGCAAGAAGACAGTATTATTCAAAAAGACGATTACGAAAATGCGTCTATGAATACCCCCAAGTTACATTCAAAGTATCTTGAGTATCTGTCCCTAACCAAACTTCGTTTAAAGAAAGCGGAGTTTAATCAAAAAACCCTACTCAAAGATAAGTACCTTTACTACGAGGGTAAGATGTCTGAGGAAGACCTAAATGAACGTGGTTGGAAACCCGACCCTTTCGATGGTCTAAATCCAAAAGCATTTACCAAGGCAACAAAAGATACTTTCTACAACGGTGATAAAGAGATGCAAGATTCCGAGATGCGGATTCAAATGCTCAAGACCACTGTAGAAACTCTAACTGAAATTGTAGACAATCTAAAGTGGAGACACCAAACGATTGGAAACATTATTAGGTGGAGAAATTTTGAAGCTGGTATGTAAGGTCTATATACATGCATGACATTACCTAATACTATTACCGTTGGTCTTAAAGACCACTCTATGATGTTGATAGATTGTAATCAACACCAACTCCAAGAATTGAGAGACTATTTTTCTTTCTTTGTGCCTGGCTATAAATTTATGCCTGCATATAAGTCTAGAAGATGGGACGGTAAAATCAAACTCTTTAATCAGATTAACCGTGAACTAAATGCGGGTCTATATGAACATGTGAAGAAATTCTGTTCTGACCGTATGTACCCTCTTCAATTACAAGAGACGGATTACGGTCATCCCGCATTGACTAATCAAGTCAAACACCAAGAACTTATCAAGTTTCAAGATACACTTAACTTACCATTTCCATTATATGATTATCAGTATGATGCGATTACCCATGGTATCGAAAAGAAAAGGGCACTCCTACTATCACCGACTGGTTCTGGAAAATCGTTTATCATCTATAACTTGATGCGTTGGTATCTAGACAATCATGATAAACAAGTACTACTTATTGTTCCGACAACAAGTCTAGTCGAACAGATGTACAAAGACTTTGAAGACTATGGTTATGATGTAAAAGAAAATGTACATCGCATATATAGTGGTAAGGACAAGAGTACAGATAAACCAATCATTATATCTACATGGCAATCCATCTATAGATTCTCTAAGGACTGGTTCGATACTATGGGGTGTGTATTTGGAGATGAGGTACATCTATTCAAGGCAAAGTCCCTATCGGGTATTATGAATAAGTGTGTTAATGCAGAGTATCGATACGGTACGACTGGTACACTGGATGGTACTGAGACCAACAAACTTGTATTAGAAGGTTTATTCGGGCCTGTAAATACGGTGACTAGCACCGCAAAACTGCAAAAAGATAAACGACTTGCAGAACTAGACATTACTATATTATTACTTCGTTATCATAATGACATATGTCACAAGTATAAAGAGGCAACTTACCAAGAAGAACTCGACTACATTGTTACTAATGAGAAACGTAATAAACTTATAAGTAACCTTGCACTAGACCAGAAGGGTAATTCTCTGGTGTTATTCCAATTCGTAGAGAAACATGGTAAACCTTTGTTTGATATGATTAAGGATAAAGCGGGTGACCGACCAGTGTATTATGTGAGTGGTGAGGTTGAGGCAAAAGACAGAGAACAGATACGAGGAATCGTAGAGGGACAAAAGAATGCAATTATTGTTGCTAGTTTGGGCACTTTCAGTACTGGTATTAATATTAGGAATTTGCACAATATAGTATTCGCATCCCCTAGTAAGAGTCAAGTAAAGGTACTACAATCGATTGGGCGAGGACTGAGGAAGTCTGACAACGGTTCTGTGACCAAATTATACGATATAGCGGATGACTTACATACCAAGGGTCATAAGAACTTTACACTGCGACACAGTGCGGAACGTATTAAGATATATACCAAAGAACAGTTTCCTTATAAGATTGTACAACTCAATTTAAAATGATGATAAATAACAGAAAGAAATTAAGGATTTTACTATGAGTTACAGAGAAGAGTTCGAGTTAAGACAGTTTAAATTAACCTCTGGTGAGGAAATCGTTGCAGAGATATTGCAGTGGAACGAAGAATCACTTGCAGGACATCTTGAGATTGTTTGTAGAAAAGCGATGAGATTAAAATTGGTAGAGACTAGCGAGGGTATTAAATATTATTCCTTTCGTCCATGGATGGTCTATCAAGAACATCCCGAAGATATTCTTATACTAAATGGTAATAATGTTGTTGGTATAGCTTTCCCACCAGATACTCTGGTATTACAATATGATACCGCAGTAAAAGAAATGTCTCAGATGGCGG